CACCTTAGATGCTTTAAAAGCTAGTGCTCAATCTCATGCAAATGTGAATCAAATTCATATTTTGAAAGAACCGGATATTGAATCTGAATTTTATAAAAAGAATATTCGGCATTTCAATGATAAGCGGGGATTTGGTTATTGGGTTTGGAAGAGTTATTTTATAAAAAAGTTCTTGGATAAAGCGTCGGATGATGATGTTTTTATGTATGTTGATTCTGGAAATGAAGTGATTGAGGACTTGTCTCCTTTGTATGATTTGTGTAAAAAAGATGAAAAAGGAATTATTTTGTTTGAAAACACAGACGGAGAACCAAATGGCAATATTTGGAAAAATAATCAATGGACAAAATCCGATTGTTTTAATATCATGGGATTAAAGACAGATGAATATCTGTATGGAAATCAGGTGAATGCATCTTATATTGTTTTCCGTAAAACTGATTTTAGCAAAAAGTTCTTTGATTGTTATCTAGATATTTGTCAGAATTATAATATAATCTCAGACGCACCTAACATAACTGAAAATTTTAATAAAGACTTTCAAGATCATCGTCATGACCAATCTATTCTTTCCTTGCTTTCTATAAGATATAAAATAACTATACATCGAGATCCATCACAATGGGGAAACCATAAAATAAAACCAGAATCACAATATAAACAACTATTTTTTCACCACCGGAGGAAATATTACATATGAAATTCTTAATCATTCAAGAAAACGGAAGACATATCGTCAGCAGGCATTTGCGGGAATGCAATAGTCTTCAAAGGGCACTTTGGTATCATGGGGAGGAATGTGATGTCTGGGGTTTAGGGCATGATAATTTTGAAAAGAAACCAGACTATAATTCATATGATGTGATTATAAATTTAGAAAATTATGATGTTGGATGGGTACCAGATATTTCAGAATATAACAAACCCATCAAGCTTCTTTGGGCAATCGATAGTCATTGCCAAGGAAAAGATTATTATTTGAATATCTTTAAAAAAGGAAAATACAATAAAATTTTAGAAGCCACAAGATATTTTTTGGACGAAAACAGTGTATGGTTTCCAAACTGTTATGATTCAGATTTTATAACTCCCATTAAAGAAGTTGAAAAAAATACACTTCTTGGGTTTTGTGGAAATTATTGTAATCGTCAGCCTCTTTTTGATGCAATTAAAAATTATTTTCCGGAATTTAAACTGGATATTGATGTGAGGGGTATTCATATGATTTTAGCTATCAATTCATATCAAGTTCTTTTTAACAAAAATATCTTTAATGATATTAATTATAGAAATTTTGAAACCATGGGTTGTGGAACATGTCTTCTTACAAATTACGATGATCAATATAAAGATCTAGGATTTAAAGATAGCGAAAACTTTTTTATGTACCGCTCCATTGAAGAAGCTATTGATAAAATAAACTATTTAAAAGCAAACCCGGCAGTCATTAAAGAAACTTCAGTAAAAGGATATGAGTTTGTAAAGAACAAGCATACATTTAAAACTAGGGCAAAAAGTCTTATCAATTACGTACAGACTCTATGATCATAAAGTCCGAAGAAGGACATGTTTTAACCCATTTGGGATTAGGTGACCAAGTCACATGCAATGGTCTTGTCAGGGAACTATACAAACGACACCCAAAATTGTATGTGTATAGCAAGTTGAAATATTATTATAATATCGAATTCATGTATCGGGATCTGCCTAATCTAAAAGTATTTCCTATAGAAGAAAGCGGAGCACAATATTTTGTTAATTTACACGGAATAAAGAACTTTTACAAATTAGGAATTGGAGCCGCAGATACAGTTGAAAAAAGCTTTTATGCTAAAGCAGGAGTAGATTTTAACAAAAAATGGGAAAGCTTTCATGTGGAGAGAGATCATGAAAGGGAAAATAAATTATATTCAAGTTTTGGATTCGAACCAAATGAATATGTTTTTATTCATGATGATATTGCAAGAAATCAAATAGTCGATACAACCAAAATTGCTGACAAGAATTTAAAAATATTCCGGGCCAAACCTGAATATACAAACAATATATTTGATTATTGTAAAATAATTGAGAATGCAAAAGAAGTTCATGTTATAGAATCTTGCGTCATGTTCATGGTTGATTTGGTTTTTAAAACACTGGATAAACCTTTGTATATGCATAGATATACGAAACCTATAGAACCATGGGAATATCCAACAAACAGATTAAATTGGCATATTTATGAGCGATAAACCTCCTCTTGTTTTTGATATTGGATATAATCAAGGAAATTTTACAAGATGTATACTAGGAATGTATCCAGATGCAAAAATTATAGGAGTTGATGGACATCCCGTTTATAAAGAAATGTTTGATCGGAATCCTTTGCGTAACGTTGAATGTATTCACGGATTGGTCTCAAATGTTTGTAAACAGGATGTTTCTCTTTTCATATGTGATTGCAATCCTGGAATCAATTCAATTAACCCGGATTGGATTGAAAAAATACGACATAATCATTATTTTCAACAAACAAAACGGGAAATAAAAGTAAGATCCACCACTTTAGATAAAATGATAAGTGTTTATGGAGTTCCAGATATTATAAAATTAGATATTGAAGGAGCTGAATCCATAGCTCTTAGTGGACTATCGCAAAAATGTGGAACGATTCTTTTAGAATGGAGTGAAGAATTTTTTCAAGATACATTAAAATGTGTTGAAATATTAAGAAAACTCGGTTATAACCTATTTGCAAATGATAGCCATTGGGAAGGAACAAACGAAACAATACAAGAATTCAATCCGGCTTTGGAATATAAAAGCTGGGATGATCTTATTAAAGACGAGGATATTGACCCAGAGCGTAAAAAGCGATGGGGAATGTTATATGCAAAATGAAGGCAGCCGTTTTAGAAGAAATTAATCAACCATTAGTTATCGGTGATGTTGATCTTACTGAAGCCAAATTTGGTCAAGTTCTAGTTAAAATATTGGTAAGTGGGGTTTGTGGTGCACAACTTCAAGAGATTGCTGGTCTTAAAGGAAATGCAAAATTTGTCCCACATCTTTTGGGTCATGAGGGTTGCGGAATAGTAGAAAGTGTAGGCGAAGGTGTCACTCGTGTTAAACAAGGTGATAAAGTCATTCTTCATTGGAAAAAGGGGGAAGGTATAGAATCACCATTTCCAGAATACATTTACAAAGGTAAAAAAATTAGCAGTGGAAAAATCACAACTTTTAGCGAAAAAAGCATAGTATCAGAAAATAGACTTACTACCATTCCTCAAGACACACCCAATGAATTTTGTGCTTTATTAGGTTGTGGAATGAGCACAGCACTGGGAATCGTGAATTATGATGCGAATATAAAATTCGGAGAAACTGTTTTGGTAATTGGTTGTGGAGGAGTTGGATTGAATATTATCATGGCAGCAAATCTTGCGAGTGCAGGAAACATGTATGGTTTGGATATTTCAAATGAAAAGAAATCCATGGTTGAAGGTCTTGGTGCAAAATTTATAACTGGGTTAAATGAGATTTCTGAAAAAATTGATTGTATCATCGATACATCAGGAAATATGCAAGTGATTTCAGATTATCTGCCTCTGCTTTCAGCAAGGGGAAGATGCATTATTGTTAGCCAACCTAGCAAACACAACTGCCTAGAAATAAAAAATCCAGCCAATTTTTTTGCAGGAAATGGTCAAATTATCCGTTCCACACAAGGTGGAAACGTAAATCCAACAGATGATTTTCCCAGATATGTAAATTTATACAAAAAAGGGAAGATTAATTTCGAAAATTTAATAACACACAAGTTTGGATTGGATGATGTGAATACAGCAATAGATTTAGTAAAGAATGGAAAAGCAGGTAGAATTATGATTTACCCCTGATAAAATAGTTTTTATGCTTACAAAAGATGATTTATTAAATTTTGAAAACCGCATAGCAGATCTTTACAGGGACTCTCAGCTTCCTTTCCTGTTTCATTTGTCAGGAGGAAACGAGGAACAATTGCTGGATATTTTCAAAGAAATCAAAGAAGGTGATTATGTATTGGCTACTCACCGAAATCATTATCATGCACTTTTACATGGAGTTCCTGCAGATGTGTTGGAAGATCGTATTAAAAATGGAAGGAGCATGTTCATTTATGATCGTAAGCGTAACTTCTTTACTTCAGCAATTATCGGTGGAACTGCTGCAATTGCAGCAGGAATTGCTTTGGCTCTTAAAAGAAAAGGATCCAAACAGAAGGTATGGTGTTTTGTAGGGGATGGAACCGAGGATTCCGGTCATCTTTTTGAAGCAGCCCGTTATGTTCATGGTTTTGATTTGCCTTGTACATTTGTAGTTGAAGATAACAATCGTTCTGTAAACACAGATAAAACAGAGCGTTGGGGCAAAGCTCTTGATCCAACCTTCTTTCCTTGTGTTAGAAAATATTATTATAATATTACATGGCCCCATGCCAGAACAGAAGATATGATTAATTTGGGTAAGACTAAGACAAAGACTCATGATGATTATTTTCCACCCCTACCAAAAGAAGTTCTTCCTTCAGTTGATATAACAGAAGACATCAAGTTCAAAGATGCCATCAATCAAATGATGACAGAAATTGGAAAAATGAATTCGGTGTTTATTGGATACAATGTGACCAATGGTGATGCCATGGGAACATTAAAAAATGTCGATAAATCACAAAAGATTGAAACTCCAGTAGCAGAAAATCTTATGACTGGTCTTGGAATTGGCATGTCATTTGAAGGATTCAAGCCTGTTATCTATTATGAGCGGCATGATTTCATGATGGTAGCTGCCGATGCCATTGTGAATCATGTGAATCATATTGAAAGAATTTCCCATGGAGAATATCAAGTTCCAGTGATTCTTCGATCTGTGGTTGCAGATTCTGGACCTTTTTATTCTGGTCCTACACATTCACAGGATTTCACCGAAGGATTCAGAAACATGGTAGATTTCCCCATTTATGTGCCCACAAACGGTAAAGAAGCCATAGTTGCATATAAAAATGCTATGAATTCTAACCGTCCCAGCATGATTGTGGAAAAGAAAAGCTGTTTTTGAAATGAATGAACAAAGATATTCTCATCATCGGTGAAAGTTGTAGGGACATTTTTGTTTATTGTGATTGTACTCGTTTGTGTCCCGATATTCCTGTTCCGGCGTTAAAAGTTCTTCATCAAAAAGAAAATGAAGGAATGGCAAAAAATGTCCAGAGAAATATTGTGTCTTTGGGTGGTGATTGTGATATTATCACAAATACAAATTGGCCATATGTTACTAAAACAAGATATGTACACGAACAAACTAATCACATGTTCATGCGAGTTGATACTGACCACAACATTGACAGAGTAGATACATCTTTACTTCGATATGATTATAAGTTGATTGTTATTTCTGATTACAACAAGGGATTTTTAAAAGAAAGTGATATTGAAAGCATATGCTTTTGGCATCCAAATGTTTTTATTGACACAAAAAAGAAACTTGGTTCATGGGCAAATAAAGCAAAATTTATAAAAATAAACAATTACGAATATGAAAGAAGCAAAGAAACCATAACTCCAGAGTTGGAAAAAAAGATCATACGTACAAAAGGAGGAGACGGTTGTGTTTATAATGGAAAAGCATATCCTACAAAAAGAATCGAAGTAAAAGACACATCTGGATGCGGAGATACGTTCTTATCAGGACTAGTTGTGGAATATATCAAATCAAATGATATTGAAAAATCCATAGAATTTGCAAATATTTGTGCTTCAGAAGTGGCCCAACACCAGGGAGTGACAACACCTAATTTATGAGCCAAATCAAATTGGTTATATTTGATCTGGACGGTGTTCTTGTGGACTCAAGAGAACTGCATTTCTTGTCACTTAATAAAGCTTTGGAGCAGATTGATACAAAATATATAATATCAAAAGAAGAGCATCTTTCCACATATGACGGTCTTAGCACAACTAAAAAGCTGAATATTCTTTCTGAGAAAAAGAATCTGCCCATAGAATTGCACAAAAAAATATGGCAATTAAAGCAAAAATATACAACAGAAATTATAAACAATTTCAAAGAAGATGAACGCATAAAGGATATTTTATTTAAAATAAAAAAAGATGGTAAGAAAATATGCTGTTGCACCAATTCAATAAGAGAGACAGCCAAGATTCAGCTTTTAAGAAAAGGTTTTTTTGAATATATTGATTATTTATTTTCAAATGAAGACGTAAACAATCCAAAACCTAGTGCAGAAATGTATCTAAGGGCTATGCTGGCGTGTCATGTAAGTCCGGATGAAACTGTTATCATTGAAGATTCACACATAGGAAGAAAAGCAGCACAAAGATCTGGAGCATATCTTTTTCCAGTAAAAAATAGTTCTGATCTCAATTATGATAAATTAAAAGAATTCATTAACCGAAAGGAAACACATATGATTAAACCAAAATGGCAAGGTCGAGGAGATGTTAGGGTTCTGATTCCAATGGCAGGAGCAGGATCCAGATTTGAAAAAGCAGGATATACATTTCCAAAACCTCTTATTGAAGTGCGAGGAAAGCCCATGATTCAGGTTGTTATTGAAAACTTGAATATTGATGCAGAACATGTTTTCATAGTACAAAAAGAACATTATGAAAAATATAATTTAAAAAATCTTTTAAATATAATATCTCCTAATTGTAAGATTGTACAAACAGAAGGAATCACTGAGGGTGCTGCTTGTACCACTCTTCTCGCTAAAGAGTATTTTAACGATGATAAAAGCCTCATTATAGCCAATTCTGATCAGTTTATTGAATGGGACAGCAACGAATTCATGTATTCTATGATTGCAGATGATATTGATGCAGGAATACTGACTTTTAATTCTACCCATCCTAAATGGAGTTATGCCAAGGTGAATGATGATGGATTTGTTTGTGAAGTGGCCGAGAAAAATCCAATCAGTAATATTGCAACTGTGGGTGTTTATTATTGGAAAAAAGGTTCTGATTATGTGAAGTATGCAGAACAAATGATACATAAAAATATCCGGGTCAATAATGAATTTTACGTTTGTCCGGTATTCAACCAGGCAATAGAAGACAATAAAAAGGTAAAAGTATTCAATATTGAAAAAATGTGGGGATTAGGCACACCTGAAGATTTGGATTATTATCTTAAAAACCGTCCAGAATGATTCTTATATCACATCGAGGTAATCTAAACGGAAAGAATTTCGAAACGGAAAACAATCCGCATGTTATCGATAATGTTTTAAAAAATGGATATGATTGTGAAATAGACATTCATACAATAGAAGGAATCGTTCATCTTGGCCATGACAATCCGGTTTATCCTGTGGGATTAAATTGGCTTAAAGAAAGAAAAGAACATGTTTGGGTGCATTGCAAAGACATTGCTTCAATAGAATTAATGCAGAAACACAAAGAGCTAAATTATTTTTGGCATGAAAATGATACCATGACTCTTACAAGCCATGGATATATTTGGGTTTATCCCGGAAAACAACCCGTTAAAAACAGTATTTCAGTAATGCCCGAGCTTAATAATGATTTTGTTTCAGGGTGCGCTGGTATCTGTTCAGATATTATAGAAAATTACAAAACTTTAGATTTCTTGTAATCTTCCCACATCTTCAGATTTTTATCAAGTTCGTGGTACATGGCCCAACCAAGCTTTTCCACAACATAACGGGTACCATGATTTCCTGGAACTGGATCACGTTCTGGAATCATGTAATACTTTCCGCTTTGTTTTGCAAGATCAGCAATACACCTTTCGATTGAGTAATCAACCTTTTCAATATAATGAATGGCCCATTTTGTGAATTTATGCATGAAATGAAAATCGTTTTCCCTGGCAAAGAAAACATCGGTACTGAACCACGGATCACCAGTCCAACGACATCCCGCATAAACATAATCCTTTTCTTCCATCAATTTAAGAATATCCAAAACCTTTTCTTCATCAAGAAGCCAGCTATCCACACTCAATTTGATCCAATTCTTAACTCCATTATCTTTTAAAAGATTGTATCCACCAATCATCATGTCGGTGTCCCCTTCAATATGTCCCCGATTTCCACAACGAAAATCACAAACCTCATCCTGGTTTACTCCATTATAACAATAAGCAATATGGGGTTTGATTATTTTGTAAGAATTAATGATTTCTTTCAAATATGGCCAATAATTTTCCCGGTTATAACAAGTAACAATAAAGTTTACATCCATGAATCTAATTAATCATTTGTTTTTATAATTCAACTATTGTTGAAAAATTATTTTTAACCGTAAGATAAGCATATGACACCCGAACAAATGCAGGATCAAGTCCGGCATGCAACCCGAAGCAGAATGCGATATGTTTATCAATTTGTTAATAGGGAGTTTTTTAAAATAAATGTTCCAGAAACTAAAACAAACCTTAAAATTGCTGTTCTTTTATCGGGTGGACTACGTAATTTTGCCATAACTCAGGAATGGGCCAACAAATTCATGATCGACCCTATCAAAGCAGATGTTTTTGTTCATGGATGGTGTAGCAAAGATGGTATTGAAAAAGATTCAGAAACTGTCATGGGATATCACAATATTAGAGCATTTAACATTCAGGATCGTAGCAAGATTAAAATACCTGTGCCAGAAGTTTTGCATCACAAATACCCAGATCATGTAAGCCGTGGTTGGGGAATGGAAGTGGCCGATCATGTTTTAGGACAACTTTATAATATAAAAGGATGTTATGATCTTATTGAAGAATATGAAAAGAAGAATGGTTTTAAGTATGATGTGATTGTGCGAGGAAGACCCGATGAATTTTGGTTTGATAGATTACAGGATACTGATTTGGAATTTGTTGCTAAAAATAATGTATTGGGCACACCTCAACATTACATATCGGTCATATCAGGTGGTCATGTGAATGACCGATTTGCCATGGGAAATCATGAAGTGATGCGTCGTTATTGTGAAATGTTTAATTTGGTAGAGGACTATGCAAAACTAGCAGGAAATGATGAAGCGACTGAGTTTTATGTGGATCATCATGTAAGAAATACCATGAGGGACGTTCCTTTGCATAATATTGATGCCACATTCATGCTGGAATATCCCGGGGATTATCCCATGGAACGAGGATTCAATCCAACAAACATGCGACACTTGGAACAAAATGACAGCAACGTGGCAATAGCAGCAGCAGATAATATTAAAAAAAGCGCAGGGTGAACGTATCTTTTTTTCAAACATACGGTGATCGTTTGCCTTTGCTTAAGATAAGGGCAGAGGATAGGTATTTTCAGGACTTCATTTCTAATTTTGATATGAACATCATATCACTTCATAATCCTTCTGATGAGGTTAAAAATTATGTTTTAAACAACAAGATACTAAAGAATTCCACTTTATTTGTTTTTAGTAATAATACCTATTGCGATTGTATTCGTTACCTTATAAATTTTTTGGAGAGCAAACAAATTAACAAATTTTTCTTTTATCAGGACGATACCTTTTCTTATGAAGCAACAGAACAAAACCGGGATGATTTGAAAAATATGGTTTTCAATACCGATTATGAAATGATCAATCTTTCATACAAAATCGAATATCTTGTGGAAAAGGGTAAATGGACCGAAAAGCATAGAAATGTTTTATATAAAACAGATTCATTTAAACTTTATGATACAGACACCTTTGACTTTCGGGACAGTGGACTTTGGGGTTTTGACGATTCCTGTTTTGTTTGTTCCCATAAAAGATTGCGTGAAATTTTTGATAGCAATTATTTCAATTATCCTGACATATGGAATGCTGAACATTATCTTAAACATAAATTTGAAAATAATAGAGCAAGCCGATACATAACAGACACTTCTTTTTTTATAAATTATAACATTTTGGGAAGAAATACAGAAGCCAAAAACTTAGAACGCTTGAAAGATAAAGTTAAAATATCAGATAACTCTTTACAATTGCTAACTGATTATTATAATAGCCGTCGATGAAAACTGAAAAAGCATTAGGGTTTGAAGATGTGGTTTTAATTCCAAAGTATAGTGAATTGGAAACCCGAAAAGGTGCAGATACAAAGGTTTGTATTGGAAATAATGTTTTTAAGTTGCCTGTAAGCCCTTCAAATATGGTTTGCACCATCAATGAAGACTTGGGAAAGCTATTGTCTGAAAATATGTATTTTTATGTGATGCACAGATTTGGAGATACACTTGGTTTTGTGAAAAGGGCAAATGAGGAAAATTGGAAGTTCATCTCTATTTCGGTAGGTGTAAGAGAAAAGTGTGATAAAATTCTTGATCAATTAAAAGAACAGAATCTTAAAGTGGATTCTATTCTTATTGATGTGGCACATGGACATCATCTCCTAGTAAAAGAAGCTATAAAAAAGATTAAAAGAGATTTTCCTGATACATTCGTTATTGCAGGAAACGTAACAACAAAAGAAGGAACACAAGATCTAAAAGATTGGGGTGCGGATATGGTAAAGGTTGCGATTGGAACAGGAAAAGCTTGTATAACCAAAGATAAAACAGGATTTACTCTTCCTGTTTTCACTTGTATACAGGAATGCGCAGAAATAGATATCCCAATTATGGCAGATGGTGGTGTTCGTTGTCACGGAGACATTGCCAAAAGTATTGTGGCAGGTTCGACTATTAATATGATAGGAAGCATGTTTGCTGCATGCTCAAATAGTCCAGCCGATACAATTGTTGAATATCCTGTTACAGATTCAAAAAGTGATCCAGAATTCAAAAAATTTAATATATATAAAAAATATTTCGGTTCTGCCAGTTATGAGAATAAAGTTATCAATAATCTTTCTGTTGAAAACATAGAAGGCACAACCATTTTAGTTGAAGAAAATGGAAAAACCTATTTGCAAATGCTTTCAGAAATAGAACAGGATTTGCAGAGTAGCATTTCCTATTCAGGAGGGTATAATATTACTGACCTGTCTCATACAAACTATAGAATCATATGATACTACCAAAACAAAATTTTAATGTCGAAATAATCAACAAAAGGTTTGTGCATTCCTATTTCAGAGACAAAGCACTTCCTAGTGGAAATGTTATTGTTTTCACAGGTAATGTAAATCCAGGTAAAGGATATGACTTTTCTCAATTTGGAATTGATGAAATGCAGGAAGCATTGAATATTGTTTATGAGAATCCTCTTGTTCATGATTCGGTATCTGGTGCGTTATTTTCACATTTCTTGGTCAGTTCAATAGCCAACGTGCTTTCCCAGGAATTTCTAAAGATTCCTTTAGCCGTGAATATGGATAACATTATTGTGAATCGTGAATTCAAACGAAAAGGGCTTATTCAAAATCAAGGTGTTTTGAATATTGCAAGATACAGAATTTTGAATGGTTGTGGTTTGGGTCATATAGCATTGTGTAATATTGCTGGAGAAAATTCTCCTGCATATACATATGAAATGAATTTAAATGAAGAACAGATGAATAAGCTTTCCCAAACAATTGTGGATATGTTCTATAAGATAACAGATTCTGTATTTTTAAAATCCACAGCATGTTAAATTTCTTTCAGTACATAAACAACATTCTTTTCAGTAAAAACAAAAAGAATGTTGGGAAGGAACATTGTAGTGATAATTTGGGCGGATTTATGCTCAATCGGTGGATTAGTTTTTATGATAAAGAAACATGTCAAATTGTTAATCAAATAACCAATAAACAACATTTAACTGAAGACTTTGATTTATTATCAAAAATATTATTTGTATTTTTGCCAAAAAAATCTTATAGAAAAATCAACTATCTAAGCAAAAGCAAAGACAAGGAGAAAAAGCAAAATCCTATTAAAATTTTGACAAAAAATATGGAAATGGGCACACGAGATGCTGAACTTATACTGAAAACAGCAAATTTAAAAGATTTAGAAAATCTATTGCAAATTTATTCTGATTCATAATTACTACTGTGAATATAGATAAAATTCCAGTAAGCAAAAGCATAATTGATTTAAGTAGTCATTCCGGAAGTTCATTTGATAGTATTTTTACAGGATACAATCTTGAAAAAATATTGGATGATGTGATTTTAGCAGAATTTACAGATTTGGCTGGTGAAAAGGATGAAATTGTAAGAAATGGTATTATTGTAAAAACAAATGCCATGACAAATGCTTGGCGTTTGGCAAAAGTCATTCTTCTTGGTCCTAATTGTAAGCTTGTTAAAAAGAATGATATTATCATGTTCCCAAATAACATGGGCGTACAAATCAACAAGATTGATGTAATTAATCATGGGTTGGTTAAACATGGTATTTTCATAAACGAACAAAGAATTTTTGGTGTATGTCAACCCCGAAAAAATGAAAATAGCACTACAAGCTCTAAAAACAATTCTAGAAAACAACGTCGCTGAAATCCGATTTGCACGGAGACGGCCAAAAGCCGGTCATCCCGCAGAACGAAGAATGATTTGCAGCAACGATAAAAGGTTTCTGAATAGTCCAGCCGGAAGAATCACACTTAATTTCAGACCTATAAGCGTAAGCAAGCCTGTTCCATATTTTAACCGAACTGCAAAAAACATTTTAAATGTTTGGGATATCATCATGCAGGATTATCGGAATATTAGTATGGATGATTGTGATCTGATTCAAATTATTCCTTCTGACAAGTTTTGGGATTTCTTTGAGAAGCAGCTAGCAGTTCTTTCGGCGGGTGAAAAAATGAGGTATATGGATACATGAAACTTCCTGAAGATATCGAAAAAACTATTTTGGATTATCTTCAGAAAAAAGTTGTTTTTATTTCAGAGAACAAACAATATCGGGAGGGAAGACTGCTTCTTTTTTCGGTAAAAGACTTTTACCTAAACTTCACTATAAGCTGTGATAGAAAAGAACGTAAGATTTTTGAAATACCTTATCCTTTTGAATTTCGTGTTAAAAAGAATCATTTGGAATTTGATTTTCATTTAAACAACCTTTCTAAAGGTATGCATAGCATTTCATCTGTTTTGAAAACACTACCGATTCCAAAGAAGAAAAAATATTATAATATAAATATGGTTCTAAGTGCTTTATCTTAAAGTAAATACTTTAAGGTACACTTATGCTGCAACAATCGTATCACTTTGAAGTAAAAGACCTTATAGCATCCTTTATAGATGCTTTTGACGGCACAGTTATCAAAAGATTCAATCAAAATCGGGATGCTGAAAAAGAAGTCAAGGTTCGTTATCTTTATGCCCCAAAACAAAGGGTATTGTTTGATATTGTAACTCCTGGTCAAAATCTTACACTTCCTGTTGTATCCGTAACAATCACAGGTCTTAATCGGGATGAAAGCAGAGTTTTTAATAAAATTGCAGGTTTTTATGTTCCACAAGGTGATGCGGATAGTAAACGAAAAGAGAAAACAACTTTTTTCAGAACACCGGTTCCGATTGATATTGGAATCAATATGTCAATTCTTACAAGATATCAAAGCGATATGGATCAGATTTTGAGTAATTTTATTCCTTTTAATAATCCTTATATCATTATTTCTTGGCAGATACCATCTTCATATGAATTGAGTGTCACACAGGAAATAAGAAGCGAAGTGTTGTGGAGTGGTAGTGTGAGTCTTCAATATCCTGTGGAACAAGATCCCACAGCAAAATCATTGATTGTGGCGGATACAAGCTTTACCATCAAAGGTTGGATCTTTCCACAAGAAACAGATCCAGTCAAAAATATATTTTACATCAATACGTATATTACAGCTTCTTCTTCCAAAGCATTGCTTGAATATGATAATTATTATGCTCTCAAATCCGAGGCATATACATTAAATTCACCACAAAGTGCATTCTATAACACCGATGTAATCAGTCTAAGTGCAAATCCGAAATTTGTTGGACCAGTAAGTGTAACAATTGATTAATATATGATTAAAAGATTTTATCCAGAATTAAATCAGGAACCTACACTTACAATAGTACAAGGTTCCAGCGCTGCTGTTTTTACATTTCAGGGAGACATGTTTGATTACATAACAGGAAATGGGCTTTATCTTTCAGCAAATGTAATAAATCCAATACTTTCCAGTTATAATTTTTATTCAAATATAAAAAGTATTAGTGCAAAATTCCCGGCATTCAAAGGATATCCAATAACCAGTTATGAGGTTTTAAATAATAATATATTAAGATTCAGAATGCCTAGTGTTTATCTGGGAAATTGTAAAATT